TTCATGACTTGTTAATTTTAAAAAATCGGTTCATGGTTCATGGTTCATGGTTCATGGTTCACGATCTAAAAAAATCGTTACAGGGACTCCGAGCAAATAAAGGTTGCTATTTAAAAATGAGCTAAAAAAAATGAAAAAAAAACCACAGTACACAATTCTTGTGACGGACAAGTATTAGTGCATGTTTCTCACAAAAAATGATATAAAAAACGATATGATTTTGCTTATAAGATGAATTTTATAAAATCGCTTCTTTACAAAACCCCCGTGGTGCGTTATCTTTGTTGCAATAATATTATTTTTTAAACCAAGAGGAACGGTCTATGCCTTTTAGTCATTCAAGATATATCATGCCGTCTGATGATAGGAAGAAGTTAAGACATTACGATAAGCCAAAGAAAAGGAAGCCTAGAAAATTAACCTCGAAACAAGAATTGTTTATTAAGGAGTTGATTACAAAGGATGGTCAGATTACGTTGAGAGAAGCGGCGATCAATGCAGGATATTCGCCAAGAAGTGCTCATAATACGGCGTATGAACTTTTGAATCCTTCTTTGTATCCTCATGTTGTAGCAGAATATCAGAAGTACAAGAAAGAGATAGAAGGAAAGTATTCGGTCAAGTATGAACGTCATCTGAGAGATTTACAGCGTATTAGAGATAAAGCTTTGGAAGAAGGAGCGTTTTCAGCGGCGGTTCAGGCGGAGTATCGAAGGGGTCAGGCATCGGGAAACATTTATATTAACAAAAGTGAAATACGGCACGGGAGCATTGATTCCATGAGCAGGGAAGAAGTGGAGCGAGCCTTAAACGAGATAAAGAATAGTTATGCGATAGACATTACGCCAGAACCAGAAGAGGAAGAAGATGGAAAAATTGACAGGTTGGAATCTAAAGGAGATGCGGAAAGCGGAGCGAAAGCCGACAGCCGTGGTGAAGAAGAAGGAGAACGGGTTGTGGGCGAGCTTAAAGAAGTTTGCGAAGGAGATGAAGCCGACATGGAAACTGTCGAGACTAGAAACGTGGGCAACGCCGGGGATTCCTGATGTTTTATTGTTAGATGAATTTAATCGTTTTCATTTAGTGGAGTTAAAGTATTGCGAAAAGAATTATGTTTCTATTCGTCCTCATCAGGTTGCTTTTTTATCCAATCATCAATCGGGGTTTGTGTGGTTATTGGTCAAAAAAGAGCAAAGGTATAATGAAGATAATAAGTTGAAGTATAGTTTATATGTGTACCGTGGAGATGCCGTTATGGATGTTGCTCTCAAGGGACTCCAAACCTGTCCCTTTGCTTTAATAGAAGAGGTAGAGGAAAGTAAGATGTGGGAAAAATTTTTCAAAATCGTCACAGGGACTCCTGCTCCTGCAAAATTATGCGAATGTCCGTCTTAGCATGAGTCATTCTGATTTATCCGACAAACGATTGAAGTTAGAGCTTCGTTTAGCCCAAATAGATAGGATTGAGAAGTGTCAAAAAAGTTTTTTATCGTTTGTGAAGTCCATGTGGACGGAGTTTATCGTGGGCAAACACCATCGTATTATTGCCGATAAGTTAGAACGTATTGCCAATGGGGAGCTTAAACGGTTAATTATTAATATGCCACCAAGACACACGAAGTCAGAGTTTGCCAGTTTTTTGTTTCCTGCGTGGATGATAGGCAAAAATCCTAATATGAAAATTATTCAGGCAACACACACCACGGAGCTTGCGGTAAATTTTGGACGCAAGACCAAGAACCTGATTGAAAGAGAAGATTATCAAGAAATATTTAAAACAAGATTAGCGGCGGATTCTAAAGCATCGGGCAGATGGGACACGGATCGTGGTGGTATGTATTATGCGGTGGGAGTAGGTTCTAATTTAGCGGGACGAGGTGGAGATTTAATTATTATTGATGATCCTCATTCGGAGCAAACAGCGATGAGTAATAATGGTTTTGACGATGCGTATGATTGGTATACGGGTGGTCCTCGTCAGCGTTTACAACCCGGTGGAGCTATTATTTTGGTAATGACCCGTTGGTCGGAAAAAGATTTAACGGGACAATTAATTCGTGCTCAGAGCAAAGACCCCACGGCAGATCAATGGGAGGTGGTGGAACTTCCTGCCATTATGCCATCGGGCAAGGCGTGTTGGGAAGAATATTGGACGAAAGAAGATTTACTCACGGTCAAAGCATCTATTCCTCCAAGCAAATGGAACGCTCAGTACCAACAGCATCCAACGGGAGAAGAGAGTTCTATTTTAAAAAGAGAGTGGTGGAATCGTTGGGAAAAGAAAAGTATACCTTCTCTTGAGTATGTAATACAAAGTTATGATACAGCGTTTAGTAAAAGGGAAACGGCGGATTTTTCTGCCATAACCACATGGGGTGTGTTTCGTCCTAATGAAGCCGATCAACCTAATTTAATTTTATTGGATTCTAAAAAAGGGCGTTGGGACTTTCCAGAATTAAAAGAAGTAGCGTTAGAGTGTTATAAATTTTGGGAACCCGAAACCGTGATTATTGAAGCGAAAGCCAGTGGAACGCCTTTGACTCACGAACTACGGAGCATGGGTATTCCTGTAGTAAACTTTACACCGAGCCGTGGAAGTGATAAATTATCTCGTGTGCATAGTATTTCTCCGTTGTTTGAAAGTGGTATGATTTGGGCTCCTGATGAAAAGTTTGCAGATGAATTAATTGAGGAGTGTGCTTCGTTCCCTAATGGAGAGTATGATGACTTGGTGGATAGCACGACACAGGCTCTTATGCGTTACCGTCAGGGGAACTTTGTTCAACTGCCAAGTGACGATTGGGAGGATAGAAGCACCACGGTAAGACCTTTACAGTATTACGGATGAAAGTTTAGTTATGTCAGCATTACCTATTATGATTTCAACAGAAAACCAAGGTATTGGAAGTATTTTTGATGAAGAATTTATTGATAGAGTAAGAGCGTCTGCCTCTCCTTCTCCTGTTTCAGAAGAGCTTTATGGGAAAGAGCCTACTTTTTTTGAAAAGTTAGAAGCTTTAGGTTATAAAGGTAACCGCATGGACGTTGAAGGTTTTCCCGAAAAACAACAGCTTGTAATGGTACAAGGAGATGAAGGAAGACCCGATGAAGCTCCTTATTTACCCACCTTAGAAGAATTACAAGATACTCGTCAGCACCTTATTGGAGGAGCTTTGGCTTCAAAAGAAGGAGGTATATTAGGCACGGGATTAATTCAAGGTAAAGAAGTGGTTGATTTTTTCAAAGATATTTTTACAGATAGAATGGAAAAAGGAACGGCAAAAGATGCTTTTGAAGATTCCATGATGGATATGAGAAATAATGCTGTCGGACGTAAGTTGTTTAAAAAAGCCGGTTTAAATGTAACGACAGGAGAATTAATAATTGATGCGGATAATGTTATCATAGAGCAGATAAAAAGATTAATGGGTAATCCTCCTAAAAACAAAACCGTAAATAGACAGGTTGAATCGGGACAACCACAGTTATACTTTCCTACAAAAGAGGATGGTAGTTTTGCCATTAGACGAAGTCCAAACAATTAGTTGCAAGAAAACAGTTTATATAGAATAATATGAAAGAAAAAGACCCAAAGGTAGGAACCGGTAAAAAACCTGAAGGTAGTGGTAGACGTTTATATACGGATGAAAATCCAAAGGATACCGTTAGTATAAAGTTTGCAACGGTAGATGATGCAAAAAAAACGATAAGAAAAGTAAAAAAAATTAACAAACCTTTTGCAAGAAAGATACAAATATTAACCGTTGCCGAACAAAGAGCAAAGGTTATGGGTAAAACAAAAATAGCATCTATGTTTAAAGAAGGTAAACAAGATATAAGGAAAAAACATGGCAGAACAGCCACCGGTTAATTTAATTGAAAGAGTAACAGATAATCCTGAAGTATCCGAAATGAAAATGGATTTACAGATTGAAATGCCTACGGCTACTTTTGAAGATGCTCCCGAAGGTATTGAAATACAAACTACGGAAGATGGCGGCGTGGTCGTGGACATGGATCCTACTGCCAGTAATGATCCCAACACAGGAGATTTTTATAAAAATTTAGCAGAAGAATTAGATGCAAGAGTTCTTGGTTCTATTTCTACCATGCTTACGAGTGAGTATGAAGCTAATAAATCTTCTCGAAAAGATTGGGAAGAAGCTTATGCTAACGGACTTGAATTATTAGGATTTAATTACGAAGAAAGAACACAACCTTTTAGAGGAGCAACAGGAGTCACTCATCCTTTACTAGCAGAGGCAGCCACTCAATTTCAAGCACAAGCTTTCAATGAATTACTTCCTCCGATGGGTCCTGTTAGAACAACCATTATGGGTTCTCCCACTCGTGAAAAAGAAGAGCAAGCTAAACGAGTCAGAGAGTTTATGAATTATTACATGATGAATGTCATGGAAGAGTACACTCCTGAGTTTGATCAAATGTTATTTTATCTACCGCTTGCAGGTTCTACATTTAAAAAAGTATATTATGAAGAAGGTATGGATAGAGCCGTAAGTAAATTTGTTCCTGCCGAGCATTTAGTGGTTCCTTATGAAGCGAATGATTTAGAAACGTGTCCTAATATTACTCAAGTTATACGGATGCCTTTAAATGATTTAAGGAAAAAACAAGTTTCAGGATTTTATTTAGATGTAGATGTATTACCTTCTCAATCTTCTGATGACAGCGTATCTAAAGAAATTGATTATATTGACGGCGTTCAGTCTTCTAATATTGATTACGACTGCACTTTGTTAGAGTGTCATGTAGATTTAGATTTAGAAGGTTATGAAGAAAAAGATAAAGATGGAGAACCCACAGGAATTAAGATTCCTTATGTGGTAACTATTAGTGAGGATAACGGACAAGTTTTATCCATAAAAAGAAATTATAGAGAAAACGATCCTAATAAGAAAAAAATACAATATTTTGTTCATTACAAATTTTTGCCGGGTTTTGGATTTTATGGTTTGGGACTCATCCATACTATCGGTGGATTATCTAGAACCGCTACCGCAGCCCTAAGACAACTGATAGACGCAGGAACTTTATCTAATTTACCGGCAGGATTTAAAGCTAGAGGGTTAAGAATTAGAGATGATGATGACCCCTTACAACCGGGTGAGTTTAGAGATGTAGATGCTCCCGGCGGTGCAATTAGAGATAGTTTAATGCCTTTACCGTTTAAAGGACCTGATTCTACGTTGTTTCAATTATTAGGTTTTGTTGTTCAAGCAGGACAAAGATTTGCTACGATTACGGATTTAAAAATAGGAGATGGCAATCAACAAGCTGCGGTAGGAACCACGGTAGCCATGTTAGAGCAAGGGACTCGTGTAATGAGTGCGGTGCATAAACGTCTTCATTATGCAATGAAACAAGAATTTAAATTATTGGCAAGAGTAATGTCAGAGTCTCTTCCTCCTGAATACCCCTATACGGTAGAAAATCAGGAACAAACCGTTAAAGTGGAAGATTTTGATGACAGGGTAGATATTGTACCTGTTTCTAATCCTAATATATTTTCTCAAGCACAACGTATTGCTTTAGCTCAAACTCAAATGCAATTAGCCGCACAAGCTCCTGAATTACATAATATGTATGAAGCATTCAGAAGAATGTATGAGGCTTTAGGTGTTCGGGATATTGATAAAATACTAAAAGCTCCTTCTGCAGGAAACGCTAAACCTATTGATCCTGCTCAAGAAAATATTAATGCTTTAGAGGGAACCGAGTTAAAAGCATTTGAAGGACAAGACCATGATGCTCATGTCTTGGCTCATTTAACTTTTGGAACGTCTGCTATTGTTCAGTCCATGCCAAAAGTAGCTATTGATCTACAAAAACACGTTATGGAACACGCAAAGATAAAAGCACAAGAACAAGCCGTGGTGGTATTTTTACAGCAAAATCAAGGAAGACCTGCTTCGGAAGATCAGATGTTAGAGCTAGAAGCATTGACCGCACAGTTAATTGCTCAAGAAATGCAAAATGTAAAAGCGTTGAGTAATCAAATAGCAGGTATAGGTCAAGAGGGCGTTGATCCGGTAGTTGCCTTGAAACAACAAGAATTACAGTTAAAGCAACAAGAGGCTCAAGCCGAGGCTATGGATGATAGAGCTAAACTTGATTTAGAGCGACAGAAAGTTGCAGAAAGATCAAGACAGTTTAATGAAAGAATCAACTCTCAGCAAAATATTGCAAGAGAGAGGATTCAGGCAACAAATGAAAGAGAACGTATTAAACAAATGGGTAAGAAATAAATTTTTTTTAATTTGTCTTTTCTTTTTTGGAATATCTTTTGCAAAAAACATTACTTATTGTAATGAACAGGATTGTTTGGAGGTTCCTCAAAAAAGAGTAAACGAAAGAATAAAATGGTGCGTTTATAAAGCAGAAATTACCATGCTTTTAACAGACTGGAAAATAAAAAATAATTTTAAACAAGTAGATAAAGATCGAAAAGTTATTTGTTTGTTAAAAATACCAAGCACATTTTTTAATGGACAAGAAACAGAAAAACAATTAGATTATTTAGAACAACAACGATGCAAGGTGCATAATTTAAAAATAGACCCCATTCGTGCAGGAAATAAGGTATATTATGCGTGTATGCATTCGTTTTTGAGCAAGCAGTTAAATGTTATAAGACAAAGAGGTGATTATGGATTCTAAAGTTAAAATAGTTAGCGGACCTATACAAGAACCGCCTAAACCTGTGAACAAAGCAGAAATTAAAGGACAAGGGAGTATTTCTTATGCCACAATTGTTGAAGAAGCTACGCCAAACACCGAAAAAGCTATCGTTACTAAAGGCAAAAAGCGTGGAATGGGTGCTGCACAAAGAGGTGGTGATTTTACAATTTGTTAAAACGGTAAAAGACCATTTAAAAAAGTATGCAAAAAAAATTACAAAAATCAAGTAAGTTTGAGGATTATGATTTAGATCACGATGGTGTGGTTAGTGATGATGAGTTGTCTAAATCCAAAGAAATGACAGAGTTAGAGCTTCGTGAAGAAAAGTCTCATGCTCAAAAACAAATGTCTTGGACGGCTATTGGAAGCATAGTGGCATTTACTTTGT